CAGGAAAAAGAATTCAATGAACTTGAAATGCAGTTAGTAGAAGCGCAAAAGAAAATAGAAGATTTTGAAGATGAGTTGGATAAGTTAAATAAAGCTAATGAACGTTTAATTAAGGAGCTTTCTAGGGCTTTAGGATGGAATGAATGAACAATAAAGACAAAGAAGCTTTTGATAAGTGGTGTGATTTGAACGGCTATCTGCATATTGTTGAAGATTTTCTTTATGAAGCATGGAAAGCCGCTTGTGAGTACAAAGACAAAGAGCTTTTAGAATATAAGGAAGCTGCAAGATCAGAGGCACAGGAAGTAAATGAACTACAAGCTGAAAACAAAAAGTTACGTGAGGCTTTAGAGTTTTATTCAAAATGTGACGGTTTTTGTGCAGACGATGAGTGCATTTGTTCTTATCAAATAGCTAGAGAAGCACTAAAAGAAACAAGAATAACAACCAATTAATAGGTATAAAAGCCTTCCTCTGTACCTATTAAATGGTAATTATAAGCACTAAAAGAAGTAGGTAATAAATGATCTGTATAGTATGCGAGGCTAAAGGGTATAAGTGCTACTCATGCGAATTAAAAGAGCTAGAAGCTAGGATCTGGAATGATCTACCAGTAAAAGAGAAGGTAGTAGCAGTAGCTTATAAGCGAATAATCCTATCGGATAGAAAGCCTGATAAAAATTTAATTAACGCAGTTAGTAATATCTACGATAAGTACCCCGACTTTCATATAGGCATAGTACCCTAGTCAGGAATTATTATTTAACCATATCTGGGCTTCCCTGATACCATTATCTAGGAGGTCCATTTATGCCTAAGTACGTGACAATCTTTGGAAGAAAAATACCTATCAAGTTATGCACTAAAGAGCAGCTAGACCTAATCTTTAAAGATGCTGCAGGTATCTGGGATCCTACTACCAGGACTATATACATTGATAAAAACGCTCCTAAAAAGACTCAACTATACTGGCTTTATCATGAGATGGGTCACGCTACTAAGACCTTCGTAGGACTAGACCAGATCCTACCTGCTGAGCTGCAGGAGATTATCTGCCAGAGTTACGCTACCCTAATAGAGGACGTACTAAGCCAGAAAGGTATCTTTAAATAGTGGGGGATATACTAATCTTCCCCACTTCATATCTTCCCACTATTCAGGAGTATGATAGGCTAGATAATCTCCAGAAAGAGATCTCACGCTGGAGAGTGGACTTAATCAGAGAGTGGGATAATAAACATTTTAACGCTGGGGAAAGATATCTCTCTAGGCTTCGCTTTCATCATGGGATTAGAGATCAATGGAAAATATACCCAGGCTTTAAAGGTCAATGGCAGCCAGTATTATTACTATCTGCTCCCTCATAGATAATAATAGTATCTGCGTAAGGATCCAGGTAAAGATTATCCCAGCTATAGGACTCTGCCTCTCCTGAGTTATCCGAATACTCTTCTACTTCCTTAACTTCTTCAGCTTCTGGAGCATAAGCCCAGGAGTTAAACATGGCTTCTAGTAGGTAATCTCTAGGGTAAGAGTAGGAAGGATAAAGGAATAAAGCTAAAAAGATCAGAGCTTTCATTAATAATAGGCTAATTACTTAAATCTTATAAGTCTACTACTTGACGTACTACTATGGTACTAGGTTAATCTTATAAAAAAATAGGCTCGAAGGAGTCTTAACCTTTAAAGCGAAGGCTTAAAGATGAAAAGTAATGCAGCAGAGCTAGGCGTATGCCAGGCTATCCTATCCTCCATAAATACCAGAGTAGACGGCTCCGTAACTATAAAGCTAGAAATTAACCCAGAAGACCAGGCATTAGTTAATAAGCTAATGAGCGCATACCTAAACGATGAAAAGCTTTTAACCGTAGCTTTCGTTAAGGGCGAGTAATGCTAAGTAATACCTGGCACGTACCAGAGAATAGCTTCTATCTTGAGATCGTAAAGATCAGATATCAGGGTAAAGATTATTTTAAGGCTAACGTAAGGTACTTTACTAAAGCTTCTGGGATGCTAATAGCAGAAGAAAAGAGCGTTAAGATCTATTATAAGGTGACAAAATTTTGGGAGATATGGAATGAAAAAAGAAACTAAGAAGCTAAAAGTACCTAAGAGAGCGCCTAGACCAGGGGAGGGAGCTAAGTCTAAGTATGATCCATCATACTGCGAAGAGATGCTCAACTACTTTAATAGAGGGCTTTATAAAGAGACTAAGACTTTTAATAAAAAAGAGCTAAACGATCTACCTACTTTTCAGTATTACTCGGCAGTAATTAGATGCATTACTTACCAGACGCTACTAAACTGGGCAGAAGAGCATAAAGAATTTAGAGAAGTCTATCAGAAGTGTAAAAAGATCCAGGAGAATATCTTAGTACAGGGTGGTATCTCTAGAGCCTACGATCCAGGCTTCGTTAAGTTTATCCTTAACTCTGTATCTGATACCTTCAAAGAGAAGATCGAGCATACTGTAGACGATCAAGCTAAAAACTTAATTAAGCTAGCTTATAACCTTCCTAAGGGTAACGATGCAGACTGAGAAGCTACTACTGCTTTTATTTATGTACTCTATCCTAACCATGATCTTCATTAAGAAATGATTACAGAGCTACAGGTAGCTAGTGCGGTCCCAACTATAGAGCAGTTTGATCCGTACAAAGTACCATATCAGATAGATGTTATAACTCTTATCAGGAGGGATTACAACTACAACCTGGGACCACTTGAGATACTTTTAAGCGGATCGGTAGGATCGGCTAAGTCTCTACTCCTAGCTCATATCGTAGCCACTCACGTAATACTCTACCCTGGAGCTGGAGTCCTGGTAGGACGGAGAGTCCATAAGGATATGAAAAATACTATTTGGGCCATGATTCTAAAACACTACCCAGCGCTAAGACAGTACTGGAATAAATCAGATACCACTATAAGACTACCTAACGGATCCATTATCTACGGAGTATCCTGGGATAAAGGGGACTACGATAAGTTTAGATCTTACGAGCTAAGCTTAGCAGTTATAGAAGAGCTCACTGAGAATGATACTATGGATATGGTAACAGAGATCCGTATGAGACTAGGGCGAGCTCAGGGGGTAAGGGAAAATCTGCTTATATGCGCCACTAACCCAGACTCTCCTTCTCACCCTGCGCACCAGTACTTCATAGAAGGCGCTTCAGATACGAGAAAAGTATTCTACTCTAAGACAGAAGATAACCCCTTCCTTCCTAAGTGGTATATCGAAAGCCTAAGAAAGACTCTAGATCATAAGCAGGCGCTAAGGATGCTTAAAGGTCAATGGATCGAGATTAATAAAGATAACGTCTACTATGCCTATGAGGATGAGAATAACTATAGAGATTACGTCTACAAGTGGGATCTAACTAAGCCTATAGATTTATTCTTAGACTTTAACAATAGTAAGAGCGGTAAGCCTATGAGCGTAGGAGCTGGGCAGTATATCAATGGGCAGTATCACTTAGGAAAGACCTGGATTATCGGAGGCATGAGGACGCTAGATATGATGGACGAAGTAGCTAACGATGGGTACCTAGATATGGGCTTTCCTATGGTACGCTTCTTTGGGGATGCTTCGGGTAGGCATGGGGATACGAGATCTAATAAGCCAGACTGGGACCTAATCGAGAATTTTATAGCTAACTATCGACCTAAGCATAGAGCCTACCTGGACTACGAGATAGAAGTACCAGCAGCTAACCCAGCTATTAAAGCAAGGCATAACCTAGTTAACGGTTTATGCGTAAACGATCTTAAGCAGTCTAATCTATTCATCTATAAAGAGGCTAAGGATCTGGCTAAAGGTCTAAGATTAACCCAACTTAAAAAAGACTCCAGGCTAATAGAAGATGACTCTTTGAGAGAGCAGCATATAACAACGGCTCTCGGATATTATGTCTATCGTAATGATCTGATTAGTAGAGATATTCAGGCGCTAGTCATATCATAACTTAATGATTACCATAAAATAGAATAAATAGGAGCTATATGAAAGACTTTACCTTAACCCCCGACTTCATTCAGAAAATTATCCAGGAGATCGAAAGCGGAGAAAATCTCCGTAGAAAGCGCATAGCCTGGGATAGTGAGCAGATCAGGACAGGTAATCTTAAACCTTTCGTAGAGCAACGCATTAAGCAGATGTATCCTAAGACCTGGTCTATGTACTCTGTTACTGATTACTCAGTACTTAATAAGATCATTAATAAAAAGTCTAAAGCCTATAAAGAAGCTCCTATTAGAAAAGTGCTAGGGGATGATGCGGCTACAGAGATCTATCATAATATCGTAAACGAGTACGGTCTTAATAATGCCATGAGAGAGCTAGATATTCAGTTTAACCAGTATAAGCATGGTATGATAGCCTGCTTTATGGATAGAGAGTACGAGACTAACTCAGCTAAGACTCAGCTCTACTGGAAGTTTTATAGCCTTGCTCCTTATGAGTATGACGTAGTTAAAAACGATGACGGAGAAGTTAAAGTAGTAATCCTATCTTATCCAGATGAGAGCATAAGCTCAGGTCTAGGTACAGACGGTTATAATTCTCTAATAGCAGAGGACGGATCTAACGATGAGACTAGAAGGGAGCGCTTCTATAGCTTCTGGACGGATGCTCAGCATATCATGATTAAGGTTACTGGTAACAAGGGAAGCGATAAGCTTCTTATCCAGTTTCAGCCTATCGAGGGTAACGAAAATGGGATTAATCCCTACGGTAAACTTCCCTTCGTTTACGTGCCCATGAACTACTCTAAAAACTATCCTACTCCTTCCCCTCTGCCTATGCAGACGGTAGAGCTTAACGCTTTAATGAGCGTTTACTTAACCAGCGCTAATATGCAGGTAGGAGTACTTAAGATTTCTAGACCAGAGAAGCAGAAGATTAACATATCTTCCCACTCTCTCTATACAGCTATCGAAGCTCCTCAGTCCTCTAGACCAGAGGATAAACCTACGGACGTTAGCTTTATCTCTCCTACTCCTAACATGGCAGGACATAAGGAAGCTATTAGCACGTATCTAGCTACTATCTTAGATGAGCATGGTATCTCTGGATCCCAGGTACTCTCTGGAGGAGTAGAGAATTTTAACTCTGGCTTCGATCGATTAATCGCTCAGGCAGACGTACAGGGAATTATCGAAGATAACCAGGAGATTTACTCAGAAGTAGAGCATGAGATCTATGAGATCGTAGCAGCTCAGCTAATCACTCAGGGTATGAGCGTACTACCTTACGATGCTCTTAAAGTTATCTACCGTAAGCCTAAAGTTATGATCTCGGATAAGGAAAAATTAGAAAATCTTAAGACTATGAAGGATCTAGGCTTATGGCCAGATTATGAGTTAGTCCAGATGTACGATCCTAACTTAAGCGAGCAGGATGCTAAAGATAAGCTATTAGCTATCCAGCAGTCTAAGGTAGATCTCGCTACGATGTTTACGGATCCTTCTAAAGTATTTAACGGAGCGCAGGTATCGGCTATCGTAGACGTATCTACTAAGGTCGGACTCGGGCAGCTTACCTATGAAGCTGGGGTTAATATCCTTATTACTTCTTTCGGTATTCCAGAGGACCAGGCAAGACTTATGGTATCCGAGGCAGGTAGCGTAGAGCCAAGTAAACCAGCAGGATTCTAATGATAACCAAAGAAGAGACTAGCTTTATCTTCGAGATACCTAACATAGACCAGGTGCCCTCTAATCTTAGGAGTGACCTGGTTAATGAGGTAGGAGATTACCTAGTACAGTCTATCCTGGACTACGTAGGAGAAGCGAAGTCCCCTGTAGCTGGGGGTAAGTATAAGTCTACTCTAAGCGATCTTTACGCTAAGTCTCAAAAAAACGGAGATAAGCTAGCTAACTTGGATCTTAACGGAGATATGCTTAACGCTCTTACTTTCAAAACTAATGCTGCTACTGGAAAGGTTACGGTAGGTATCTTCGACGATGACCAGGCTATTAAGTCTTATAACCATAATAAAGGCGATACCCTCCCTAAGAGGCAGTTTATACCCGATGAGGACCAGCTACTAAAAGCTGAGATCATTAGAGGGGTAAAAAGAATACTACAGGACTACCTGGAGGATTAATGGCTATTAATAATAAGCTAAAGCCTGGACAGATAGAGAGGATCCTAAGAGCTAATATCGGGGATATTAATAAAGCCTTTCGTAAAGAAATAAAAAAAATCGACATCGTTAGCATAATCCTAGACCTAATTAAAAAGGGTATCTCTCCAGTATTCGGAGCTGCTGCTAGGTTTAAGAGCTATAGCGTTAACTACGTTAAGCAGATTAAGGGGCAGATAGCTTTCTGGACTAGACCTAACGGTACAGTAGGAGCGCTAGAGCCATTAAAACTTAAAGAGCTTAAATCTTATCGGGCTTCTCCAGAGGCTAGAAAAGAGAATAAAGAGAATGAAAAATGGGTTAAGGATAGATCCTCTAAGTATTTTAAAGGGAAGAAGGTAAGCCCAGTTAACCTTAAAGTATCGGGCGAGATGCATAAAGGCTTAGTCTACGATGAGAAGACAGGGATACTAACTGCTCAGACTCTGGTAGACGGAGAGAATCTATGGGCTATCCATAATGACGGAGTACCAGAAAAAAATATACCCGAGCGAAGACTATTGCCTAACCGTACAGGGGAAAGGTTTAATAGACGTATAGACCAGAAGATAACGGAAGCACTACTTATAGCTCTCAAACTAGATTCTAAGTCTAAGAGTAAGATTAAGCGCTTCGCTTCGGTTAAGTTCAATATTAAGTGAGTTATTTGACATATCGCAATTAAGCGAGATTAAATAGGGGAGTAGGTTATGAGCGAAGGCTCTAAGGCTATTGACGAAGGTCAAGACGCAGCAAAGACTAATCACGAAAATTTAGATGCAGAGAAAGCGGCTGTAATTAATCAGAGGCTTCTAAAAGAGTCCCAGGAGTACAAAGAAAAGTACAAGCGGACGCTAGCAGAGAAAGACGAGCTGGAGGCTAAAAAGCTTCAGGAGTCAGGAGATATAGCGGCTCAGTTAGAGGCAGAGAAGAGAAAATCATTAGCAGCCATGCAGGAGCTAGGAAAGACGAAGAAGAAGGTTATCTCTCAAGTTATTAAGGATAAGATCCAAAGAATAGCAGGGGACGTACACAACATAGACGATCTTCTCTCTAGACCTAAGCTTAAAGAGTATCTAAAAAGCGGATTAGACGAAGATAACCTAGACGTAGCAGACGACTCTATCAAGCTATTTGTAGAAGATACGAAGAAAGAAGCTCCGTACTTCTGGAAAGCTCAAGGTCCTATAGGGGCTAACACCTCTAGACCTAGCTCTACTGGTACTTCTGCTTCGGTAGATACCAACAAAATGAGCGCAGCAGAGTTAAAAGCGTATATAGCTAGTACTTTTAAATAGTTTTTAATAATAAATTACTCTTAGGAGGGTAAAAATGTCAGATGCAATTATCGGATCGTCGCAGACTAACGCGACAAAAATGGCACTTATTACAGATATGGCTCAGAAGGAGCTTCTAGCTAAAGCAGTTTTCGCTAACTACTTTACTAACGTATCGCAGTTTGCCCAGAAAGGAATGAAGAGCATCTCTTTTCCTAAGCTCTCAGCCTTTACAGTACAAGAAAGATCTTCAGGCGGTACTATTGACGCTCAGGCCATTACTTCTACAGTAGATACGCTTCTATTGAACGTACCAGCTGCAGTAAAATGGATCATTGATCCTAACGATTCTATTCAGTCTACACTTAACTGGGAACTTGAGTTAGTTTCTAAAGCTGCTGCTTCTCACGGACGCTACTTCGATCAGAAGATTAGAGCCTCTGTACTTGCAGATGCTACAGAAGTTTCTGCTACTGGTAATATCACTAGAGATCTAGTACTTGAGATGCGCCAGTACCTTAAGAAGAATGAAGCAGATATGAGCCAAGTAGCTCTCTTTATCTCTCCTGCTCAGGAGACTGAGCTTCTTAAGATCGAAGAATTTTCTTCTAACCAGGTCTACGGAGCTCCAGTATTGATTACTGGTTCTATCGGTAAAGTATTCGGTGTAGACGTAGTAGTCTGTAATGCACTTGAAGACGGAGAGTACTTCATGGCAGAGAAAGGCGCTATCGCTTATGGCTTCCAGCGTGATCCTGCTTATGGCGAGCAAGATGATATCGACCATGGCGTAGGTGCTAAGAAGCGTGGTCTAGATTCACTTTACGGAGTTAAGTCTCTACAAGTGGGCATGGGTAACGCTGCTCCTACTAAGTCTGCTCTTATGATTAAGTTCAAAGCTGCTTAATAGTTTTTAAATGGGCTACCTGGGTTAATCCTGGGTAGCCTTTCTTTTAGGTAATAAAATGGATCAATTATTCCCGAATTTTGTAGAAGCCTCTAATCCTAAAGAGCTTAGATCCAAGATGAGTACAGTAAGCCTTAACCGTGGGGGTACTGTTAACTTCTTCTCAGTCTATTACGATACAGTAAGTAAAAAGCACGTAGCCTGGTATCACGATAAAGCAGAAAATATTATGGCGCAGGAGTACAACTCTTTAAAGGAAGCCACTAATGCAGTCAGAAATAAAAAGTAGAGAGTACGACAAATTTAGAGAAGCAGACGAAGGTAAATCTAAAGTAGCAGTTAAAGTAGAGCAGGAAATCTACGGTGAAATACCAGTTAGGCTAGACGTAGAAGATAGCTTTAATCGGCTAAAAGTAGCACCTCCTCATTTGCTTTTTGATTCATCATTTCAATACAGCTTACAAACTAAAGTCTTTATACGTAGTGAGTTATTGGGAGCGACTATTACCCATGACCCATTAAGAGCTGCTGCAAACATAGCCTGCTCAGATACAGCTGGATCTAGAGCTAGATTTAGATCTAGAAACTATTTCCAGTACTCTCCCTCATTCTCAAATACTATCATAGGCTCATTTAATTTTCAGGGATCCGCTAATGGAGTGGCTAAAAGAATAGGGTTATATGATGAGAAAAACGGCTATATACTAGAACTATCAGAAGGTAGATTAAAACTAGCAATTAGATCCTCTATCGGGGGATCTCAAGTTGATACGTACGTAAATCAAGAAAATTGGAATATAGATAAGTTCGATGGTACAGGTATATCTGGAGTTGATCTAGATTATGCTAAGCAGCAGATTTTTTATTGCCAGTTTCAATGGCTAGGATCTGGTCAGGTAGAGTTCGGTTTTTCCTATAATGGGAGAAAATACCCAGCTCATAAATTCCAGACTGCTAACATAGGAACAGGGCTTTATTCTCAAACTGCTACCCTGCCAATACAAGCCGAGATAATAAATACGTCCGGACCTGCTTCTTATATGGAGTTTAATTGCTGCTCAGTGGTTTCTAACGGATCTACCGCAATGCATGGCCACCTACACGCGGTATCCAGTGGCATTACTCCAAGGTTTCTAAATACAGTGGGGCAGACATACCCAATATTAGCGGTAAGAAAAGCCCCTAATTATTCTGATATTCCGATACAGATTTTAGATCTAAATGCTTTTTCTGCATCAAATGATGACTTTCTCATACAGGTTATTCATAAACCTACACTCATTAATCCAGTGTGGGTTAATATTCCTAACTCGTTTTCTCAAAAAGATCAGTCCGCTACTGGATATACTGGAGGGGATATTATTGCTCAGTTTTATATGAAGGGTAACTTACAGGCTTCTGAGAAGCTAGAGTTACTTTCTAGATTCTGGGATCTTACTTTAGGTAATGATTTTGATGGTAACTCTGAGATAATGCTAATGGCAGCTACTCCCTTAACTACCCATGCTACGTTATACGGTATAATTTCTTTTAAGGAGTTCGAGTAATGATTAAACTTAAAAGAGACTATCAAGCATTTAAAGCCTTAGTATTAGATAAGTCTTTACAGATTTTCATCGGAGAGATTAGAGCAGATTTCTATAATCTATTGGCCGTAGATGGTCCTGTTACTTATGAGTGCAACATTGTAAAAGATGGTAATTTGGATCAGTTAGATTATGAAGCTAACTTAGCCGGTAACGTAACCAGCAAAATAAGCGTAAGTCCAGATTGGGACGATTTTTTAGTATCGTTCCCCACTAATATTACAGAGCTCCACACGTATAAAGCTAATGGGGTAACTGTCCAAACTGTATTAGTAACTTATGTGAATGCGTCTAAGAATACTATTTTAAGAGTACAAAAAACGAGAGTTTAATGGCTTGGAAATTTGACCCAATAAAAGTAGAAATAGTGTGGGCAGTCACTGTTAGTGATATTATAGAGGTAAGCGCTAAAATAGATGTAGCTTCTGGAGACTTGGCAATCGATACAGGATTGAGGGAGAATGAAGGGGTAATCGATCAAGGATCAAGGATAATAGACTAATGGCTATATTAAAAGTACCAAGAATAACTACTTTGTCTAGATCTAATCTAGTATTAGAAAAAGCTGAGATAGTTATGGATACAGATCAAAATATTTACTATGGAGGAGATGGAGAGACATTAGGGGGATTTCCCTTAGGGGGAGGATTGTTTTCATCTACTGAGACTGTATTGATTACTCAAGAAATGGTTAACAATAAAAGATTAAATCTAGAAAAAGACCCTCTATTTTCATCTAAAGTTACTCTAGATTTTATCGGTGGAATACCACAGCTTAACGGTACGGATTTCGAAATTATTTTAGGAAATGTCTTGTCATGGGAAGGTAAGGGGCTTGATAATTTCATAGAGAAAGATGATCTTATCATTATAACGTACTAACCCATAAGGAGAGTATTATGGCGCAGCAAATTAAAAAGAAGTTCTTAGCCCCAGAGATTATTGATTACTTTGACGACCAGATTGATTTGGTTGAGCAGGGATTAGCACAGGAGTTGCTAGATAGAGCGCAAGGTGATTTAGCTTCTATTGAGTCTGCTAATGACTATACTGATGCCCAGATCGCTCTTATTCCTCCAGTTGATCTATCGCTGTATGAAACAATTGTTAACGTAGACCTTAAAGATGCAGCAAAACTAGCTGAGGCTAAGGCTTATACAGACTCGCAAATAGCTACTATACCGTCTGTCGATCTAAGTAACTATTATAACAAATCCGAAGTTGATGGAAAGGACTTAGTTCTTTCTAATAAAATTTCAGCTCTTGAATCTTATGATCAAGAAACTGTTCACGTCGATGATGTTAATGGTGTGGATGAAGTTGGTCGTGGATCAATGCTTAGACCTTTCAAAACAATTAACTACGCTTATTCTCAAGTTCCGTCTTTAGGAGCTCCATCAAATACTACCTACAATGCAAATGTCGGTCGCTATGTTACTGAAAAACTCGTTATTCACCTGGCTCCTGGCCGATATGCCGAAAATGTAGTCCTAGGCTTTAAACGTGCACGAGTAAGAATTACTGGTGATGGTGCTACCATTGTCGGCGACGTAAAGATGTCAGTTAAGCTCGCTGACTTTCCTGCTGCAAGTTTGGAAAATTTTAAAAACAGTTTCCCTGCTCCTTATACTGGTGCCTCTGCTTTTATGAACTTTGAGGTAGTCGGCAAGTCAGGCGGTGGTGGACTTGAATCAGACCCGACAGCAAACGTACTAGTTGTTACTGGCCAAGTTTCTATGGCATTCGAGGAAACAACAGTCCCAGGGTCTGGGGTTATCTTTCCTAACTGGGATGGGTCATTTGGCCAGTTCTACGCATACCTCCGTGGTGCATCTGTCGGCAACTTCGTTGTAACCACAAGTCACAATGCTGCCACTCCGACACTCCCGGCCGGTGTTATTGAAATTGAGTCGTGTAACATCGCATCCTCCTCGGCAACATATCGTATGCATACTGGTATCGTTCCTTATGCTTACCTTGCTGATTTTGCCACATGGAATACCACCACAAAAGGAACAGCTAATAAGACACCTACAGGTACATGGACACTGAAAGCCCATAACTCAACATTTGGGAACGTAATCGGTCCACGCCTTACACTGGGCGAGATGGATGGTTGTCGTATTTACGATATCGATAGATCGATGCGTGGAACCGTGGATAACGGAGCAATCTCTGGTTCTACTTCAACCTCATATCTTGGTATCATAAATAACCAATTCAGAATTTATGGCGGCTCTGGCGACCTCGCATCTGCATACAAGATTGGTCAAGCGTCAGGTTCTACTCGTTATAAAATTGATTCTGTCTCTTATACGACTCTTGCGTTCAGTCGAAATAGTTCCGGTGTTCTTACTGCAAGAACTCTTGATGTGGGCGGTGGTGTTAACTACGACCTTCTCGATGATGCACGAAGCGTTTTTGTTAACGATCCTGCCACAAACTATTCGAGAAGCGCAAACACTGTAGACGCTGCTCTTGAAGGTATCGATACAGCTCTGGGACTTAAAGCAAATCAATCCTCAATTGCCTCTATTGAGTCAAACGTCAGTTCGCTGCAATCCTCAGTTTCTACTCTTCAGGGCACCACATCTAGTCTCCAGACTCAGGTTAATACTGAAAAAGGTAGAATCGATGCCATTCTACTTTCTTCACAGGCTGACAAAGACTCATTTGCCGAGATTGTTGCTCTTATTAACAGTGTCGACATTGAAAACGATACTGCTTTTGCCGGCTATGTTCTTTCTAATGATGCAGCGGTTGCTGGTCTAGATTCAAGAATTGATAGCCTTGAGGCGAAAGGTTTTGCAAAAGGGTCTCAGGTAATTGGTGCCGAGCTAGGGTTTATTGATCTTGATAGACAGTATTCAATGATTCTATCAGTTTCTAACGGAAGACTTTCAGCGCATGAAGGAGAAGATTTTACAGTGTCTGTTATCGGTGGTGTAACTCGCTTAACTTGGATTAGCTCTTTTGCAAACCCAGATGGTGTTGAAAAAGTTCAAGCAGGGGATAAAATTTTTTGGTCAGGAGCATTTTAAGGGAAAAAACTTATGATAAAAAAATCTTTAGAAGTAAAACTGCAGCTAGAAATTTAGTTTAACAAAGCAGGGGAGAAATCCCCTGCTTTTTTGTGGGGTAAGTAATGCCATTAAAAAAAGGTTACAGCAAAAAAACTATAGCCTACGGCATTAAGCAAGGGCTGAAAGCCGTGAAATCTAAAAAGCAATCCATAGACATATCGCTAATTTTAACTAAAAAAGCTAAGAAGAAAAAGAAATAACCTAGAGGTAGTATGCTTAAAATATTTCACAATGAATTAGACTTATCTAGAGAACAATCTCGCTATGAGTATATGTCTAATACTTTAGACCTAAATGATTATGATCTATACGTAGGGTATTATAAGCCTATCTCTACTCTATTCCTTAATGTAATTAAGAATACAGAAGATCTAGTATTAGATGTTAAGTACTACTCTGGATCTATCTTTGAAAGCGTATATGGCTTTAAAGATCTTTCCTTCGGTCTAACCACCCCAGGCTTCATTAGCTGGAAAAATAGACAGGTAGGACAGGTGCCTAACTTACTATTTGGAGAGACTTTATACTGGTATAAGCTAACTACTAATGATCCAGCTAACATTGTCTTTAGAGGTATCTCTACCCTATTCTCAGATGACTACGATCTAATAGCTGCTTATCCTTCGATTATGAACCACCTACCAGAAGGGCAGCAGTCTTTCGTACGCTTTCACGAAGAAGCAGCTAAAGATATTATTATAGACCTAAGACGTACTGGACTAGTTATTAACGGTAAGCTATCCGCTCCTTCGGTTAGAAAGCAGCTAGACGCTTTCGATCTCCTGGATAAGGAAGAAGTTAGAGATGCTGCTAAGTACTTCGCTCTATCTAAGATCTTCGCATGGCTTTCGGATGCTCCTAACGATAAGTGGGAAAATCTAGCCGCTAAGTATGAAGCAGAAGCAGCAGGATCCTTAACTCCTCTTATCACTATAGACCAAAACGATAACGGCATTATCGAGGACTACGAAGAAGCAGCAGATCAACCTATTATCGTAGGCAGATTATGAGCGCTATTAGCGAGATCCTGGAGTTAGTAGAAGATAAGGTATCAGTCTTATTACCAGACTATAAGGCTATGCCCTTCGTTTACGAGCTAGATCTTAACGATCGATTAGCTTCTAAAAATTATGGGGTACGTCTAGGATCTGCTAGCACTATTGCAGGCACTAACCATGCAGCTACCTTCGATCATGCAGTAGAGATAGATCTAACTCAGAGATATGAGCCTAAGAAAGCCACAGGGGATTCGGACCTAAGGGCTAAGATATCCCTAATCTCTACAGATATAGAGACTCTTTATAAAGAGTTCTACCGTAGACCTGGAGCCTTAACCTCTGCGAGCCTTCTAGTTATAGCTCCAGTAGACTTATCAGCTCCTAATATAGATAATGATAACAATCTAATAACGATAACTCTCACGCTATCGGTTAAGTACAGAGTAAGTAATTTTTAAGGAGATAATACATGAACTTCGTAATCAAGGGTAAAAGCTCGATCTTCGTAAAAGAAGAAGTAACAGAGGGCACTTATGTAGCTCCTACTTCAGCAGCGGAGGCAGTAGAAGTACTAGATGATTTCGCAGGCTTCGAGTTCACTAAAGAAAAGATCGAAAGAAAAGTATTAAAAGCTACTGTAGAGTCTGTAGCTCCTAGAGCTGGTCTACCTAGCGCTTCAGGTGCTTTACCTACTGAGTATAAGGCAGCAGCTATAGAAGGTGCAGCTCCTAGAGCGGATCTTCTTTATAAGTCCCTATTAGGTGGTAAAAGACAGGTAGCTACTGTTATCGAGCTACTCTCAGGATCTACTACTACAGTATTAAAGTTAGCAGATGTAGATATTAACAAGATCGAGAAAGGGGATTCTATCCATATCAAGATCCCAGGAGCTCACTGTATTAGACCAGTAGCTTCTGTATCTAACGTACTAGGTAACGTAGAAGTTACTCTAGCTGTACCAGCTCCTTCTGCTCCAGTATCAGGGGTAGAGATTGCTCCTCTTACTACTTATTATTTTGAAGATAACTCTAGCTCTCTATCGGTAACTGCTGAGATGGGAGGCGAGATCTCCGAGCAATTCGCAGGATCTCAAGTAGAGTCTGCAGAGATCTCTAACTGGACTACTGGACAGATCCCTCAGATCAACTTCTCTCTTAAAGGTTTAAGCCTTAATAAAGTAGACTCTGTATCTGGTCTAGTGCCAGACTTTTCTGCTGAGCCTCAGCCTCCTGTAGCTTTAGAAGCCTGCGCTTATATCGACGGAGTAGAAGTAGACTACGTAGAGTTTAGCCTTACTATGGGTAATACCCTGGTAGACGTGCTAAGCCCATGCGCTGCTCAGGGTAAAATCGGTAGCAGAAATACTAACTTTTTAGTATCTGGTAAGATTAATCCTTATATGAAGACAGACGCAGTAGATCGCTTTACTAAGTATAACGATGGTACTCCAGTATCACTTTTTATCCATATCTCTAATCCAGGAGCAGGAGCAGGCGAGATTAAAAACTCTTCAGCTATCTGGCTTCCCCAGGTATCTCTTACAGCTATCGTTAACGGAGATCAAGACGGAGTACTAACGGATGATCTAGAGTTCCAAGCTTACGTTAGCGCTGGTAACGATACTATGTTTATGAGCTTTATCTAATTATTACCTAGTGCGTTTATAGTGTGTTACGTACTAAGTGGGGAGCCTGGCATAAGCTGGGCTTTCTTTTTTGTACTCGAGTTAGTACGATCTACCTATGAATTAACAGGAGATAACACGCTATGAAAGTACTTAGGACTAATGACATTATTACGTTAAAACACGAAGAGCTAGAAGTAGACTTCTCCCCTCTAAGGTATGATCGATCTATCGAGATCGCTAATACTACCAGGAATGAAGCAGGTAATAGCATCGTAGACGTTACTAAGCAGACTTCTCTAATGATTAAGTACGCAGTTAAAGAGCTTAGAGGGCTTACTGATTACGATAATAACCCGATCCAAGTAAAGGCAGTTAATGGCGAGCTTTCAGACGATGACGTAAGCACGGCTATTAATGTCCTGGTTAAGACTCCTTTTCTGGCACCTATTAGCTATATCTCTACTTCTGGTACTCCTAGACAGTATGAGGGAGTAGAAATTATGGTTAATGGGAAAGCGCTAGACCTGGGAAAGTAGATCCGAGTAGTTTACTAGATTATCTATTAAGCGAGATAACTTGGATCTCTACGCTAACCTGGGCAGATACTGTAGAGATAGTAGCTACTCATTACGCTTTAAATAATGTTAACTTTAGCTGCTATCTATGTAAGCCTAGATACCCAGAGGCTAAGCGCTTTACTATGAAGGGATGCTCTGGACCTATTGCTAACCCAGTGGCTAAGTACAAAGATAAGATAGTATTTTATAAATGTCCTGCTAACTATTACTCTCCGTATATAGCAGAAATGGCTAACCATGCTAGGCATTTAGAAAATGGGCTGTTACCATATAGCGGAGGGCTACTAGAGCAGCCAGCGAAGCTTATAGAGCTTCTTAATCTACTTAACTCTTTACGGTTAGAAGATGAGATAGATCGTCTTAAAAAGCAGACAGCAGAGGTAAAGAAGCATGGCCGACAATCAAATAAAAATAGAAATTAGCGCAGGTACTGAGGATCTTATCAAGGCTTTAAATAGCGCAGATAAGGCAGCAGTTAAATTTAGTGCTAACGTAGTATCAAGTTTCGCACCTATCAGGACAGAAGCGGCCAAGACTGGTAATACTATTAGCAACGCTTTTAATAAAGCTTTTACAGACGTAGCTAAAGGGGTAGCAGTAGGAAGCCTGGTAGAGAAAGGTATTAGCTTCGCTTTTAATGCTATTACTAGCTTCGTATCTGGATCTATTACAGCTTCTGCAGAGCAGGAGGCAGCTCTTAATAGATTATCTCAGGCGCTTAAAGCTTCTGGATCATTCTCTAAGCAGGCAGTAGATGACTTCTCAGCTTTCGCTTCTGAGCTACAAAAAACTTCAGTCTATGCAGATGAGGTAGTAGTAGGGCAGCTAGCTATCGCTAAGTCTTTCGGAGTAACTAACGAGCAGGCTAAAAATTTAGTACTAGCAGCAGCTAACTTAACATCTACCTTCGGAGGATCTCTAGAAGAAAATGTTAGTAAGCTAGCCAAGACTCTAGACGGTACTGCAGGTAAGCTTAACGAGCAGATACCAGCGCTAAGAGGACTTACAGCAGAGCAGTTAAAAGCTGGGGCAGCCTTAGACGTGGTCAATGCAAAATTCGCAGGAGCAGCAGCTAACGAGCTTAACTCCTATAATGGTAAGGTAGCTGAGAGTAAAAATATTATTAGCGACTTTCAAGAAGAGCTAGGTAATTTAATTACTCAAAATTCTTTAACCATTGGATCATTAAGCGCAGTCAACTCTGTATTTTCTACTCTTACTGGGGTTATCCAAGACACTAATGCAGTTATCTTAGGCACTGGATTAAACCAGGAGCAGCAGGCAGCAGCAGTAGATACTCTTTCTACTAAATATTCTCAGCTAACTACCAGGATCGAGGCTTATCAAAATCAACTACAGGCAGATGCAGAAGGTAAGCTAGGCTTCTTTGATAATTTATTCTTTAATGCTGAGTCTGCTAAGAAAGAGTTAATATCATTACAGGCGCAGCAGGCTAAATTATTCGATCAGATTAATAAAGCTCCAGTTAACGCAGCTACTCCTGGGGGTACTACTGGTACTCCAGTACAAACAGAAGCAGAAAAGACAGCAGCAGCTAAGCTAGTATCTGATAAAGAAGCGATTAACCAGCAGCTTATACAGCAGCAGCAAGATTTTAACGTATATATGAGCCAGTTAAGGCTAGCAGACGATACTTTAACCCAGGAGCAGAGAGCTTTAGAGTATGAAAGTCTTTTAGCCTATGAGCAGTCTAAGATAGAAGCAGTAAAGCAAGCAGAGCTAGCTAAGGCACAGCTAATTACAGACTCAGGACTTCGTAACGCTACTATAGAATCGGTTAACCAGAAAGCAGATCTAGATAAACAGAAGGTCTATAATAAGAATAAAATAGACCAGGAGAAAGAATTATCTAAGATGCAACGCCAGGAGGCAGATACTCGCCTAGCTATTACAAGCAACTTTCTAAACGCAGGGCTAGCTTTAAGTAAGGAAGGATCTACCGCTCAGAAAGCTCTATCTATCGCTACTGCTACAGTATCAACTTATACCGCTGCTACTAACGCTTTAGCAGATACTAGACCAGCCTTCCTAGGACCAGCAGTAGCGGCTTCTATCGTAGCCTTAGGTCTAGCTAACGTAGCTAAAATTGCAGGCGCTAAATTCGCTACTGGGGGTATCGTATCTGGCTATTCTACCTCAGGGGACAGAGTACCTGTTTTAGTTAACTCTGGAGAAATGATACTTAATAAAAACCAGCAGACTGAATTATACGGACTAGCTACAGGTAGCAGAAGTGGCGGTAATGGCTCCGATATGGGAGCTATTATAGCAGAGATCCGTAATATCCCTATTATCGTCCAGGCCAACGGTAGGGAGATCGCTCGTCTAATCAGAGATGAGCAGAAAAATGGCTTCGAGGTATTTGCATAATGGCTAATCAATATTTTTTATACGATAACTTAATTAAGTCAGCTACCTTAACTCCTTCTACGGTTAGCGCTCAGTACCCAGCATCTAACCTAGTAGACGATAGGCGCTCTAAGGTTTATCGATCTACTGCTAACTCAGCTAATATCGTTATAGATCTAGGATCTGCTAAAGATCTAGACTCCTTCTGTATAGTCCATAATGGAACTAGTTTCGGTATTACTTCTATCACTCTAGAGTTTAACTCTTCAGACTCCTGGGCTTCTCCAGCAGTAAGCCAAGCTATAACCTTAGATACTACTCATGGTATCGGCTACCATATCTTTAACACTACCCAGACTTATAGATACGCTAGGATCGTACTAGCTAGCTCACTAGCTTACTGCGAAGTAAGTAAGATCTTCCTAGGTAAGTATGCTTCTATAGGAGAGCTTACCTTCGAGTACCCGATCAAGTACAAACAAAATAATAACTCTACCGTTACTAAGAATAGACTCGGGCAGCGCTTTATCGATCTGATTAATACGCAGAAAGAAATTAGCGGATCCATCTCTACGATGACCAAAGAAGAGCTAGCTCCCCTTCTAACCATGTTAGACTATACTTCCTTTACTCTCCCTATTTGGTTAATCTTTCCCCAGGGTAATATCACTACTGATAATGATAGGATTAGCGGATACTACTACTTAAAAGACGATCCTACGCTTAACTTCGTGGTAGGTAATTACTGGAATACTGAGTTATCTTTCGAAGAAGGTAAGTAATGAGCTATGCAGACTTCGCTAAAAAGACCAGATCTAAAAAGATAATACTCGCCCATTTAGAAGCTAGAGAAAAGCTTAAACTATTTAGCGTTTACTCTGGGACTATATACTCTAGATCGGTTAACTACTTTGTAACAGAAGTTAAGGTTAACGGTACTCTATTAACAGAAGCTTCCTCTAATGCTCTTAATGCTGGAGAGTTCTATTACTCTCCTAATGAAGGGGTACTATACGTAAGGCTCTCGGATAATACGGATCCTAAACTTAATAGCATCTACGCTACCTATAAATTTTTCTTTTCTAATATCCCTGTAGATCTTCCCCATAGTATTACTACAGGCGAGATCGTTAATTATGATTCTAGGATTAAGTCCATAGGTAATCTTAAGCTAGAGCTAGACTTCGAGCAGACTGGAATAGCACTAGAGACTAATAGCTCTATCTCTCTAGAAAATAATGATGGATACTTCGATTCTATTTTTGATCCCCTTATATGGGAGAATGGGACCGTACGCTTCTGGTCCTGGTCAGATGAGCTACCAACCTCAGAAGCTAAGTTAATCTATAAGGGTATCGTATCGGATAAGACTTTTAGTCCTAACCAGGTATCTTTTAATCTAAAAGATGAGCTTTCAAAATTACGTCAACCTTTAGCCTTCGGGCGCTTTTCTTCTTTAGACGGGGAGTTAGATAACTCCGTTATTAATACTCCTAAAAGATTAATCTTCGGTAGAGTAGATAATATCCGTACCGTAGGAGTAGATAAGACGCTAAAGGGGTACCCTATCACTGGGACTATATCAGGATCTTCAGATACTAACTTACTTTCTGGTACTGTATCGGGCTTAGCTACTACTAATACTATTAACGGTCTAGGTACTAGCTTTACTACTCAGATCTCAGCAGGGCAGAAGATTAAAATTATTACCCCTTTCGTAGATTACTCTTATACGGTTAATACGGTGGTAAGTAATACGCAGCTTACCATATCTGGTACTATATCCGTAACTTTTTCAGGAGCTCAGGCACGTAACGCAGACGTAGAAAATAACGTAGTAACTGGAGTAGGGACCCTATTCTTATCTGAGCTATCCCCTGGGGATATAATAAGCGCTAACATAAATACAACTAAATACAGCTATAAGATAAGATCTATAAGCTCTAATACTTCTCTGCTTTTAGACGATGAGATAGAAGCTACCTTAACTACCTCCCCTGCTACTAACTTACCAGCTATACCGTATAGAGGTAAAAATAGGCTATGGCATATATCAGGGCATAAGCTAAGAGAGTACTCTGTACTTATTACAGAGGTTAATAACGCTACTAATATTACTGTAGCTAGTATTAACGATATCCAGGCAGGAGATTACCTATCTATCTTAGGATCTTCTTACTTAGTGCTTAGGGTATCTGGTAATATTATAACTCTTAACCAAGCTACTTTTCCTACTCCTAGTATAGGTACTCCAGTAACTAAAATACCAGTACAGGCAGTTAACGTAGGTACTACCCAGTACGTAATTAATAGAGACTTTACTATAAGTAATACAGCTACAGACGCTATCTTAGCTTTTAACTCTGCAGCAGAGTATAACGTAGCCAAGACTAATAATCCTACCATAAGCTTTACCCTTACTAGCGGATCTAGGAATGTAACCACTTCTTCTACTACGGTAGATCTAACTACATTAATTAAGCCTAGAGACTGGATTAAAGCTAAGACTGTCACGGCTCCAGACTGGTACGAAGTACTAAGCGTAAGTACTTCTAGCCTAGTGCTTAGGACTAATGCTTTAGCTAACCATACTGGTACTATTCAATTTAAAAGTCCTGATTATATTAATGACGACTCTTTAGTAACTGCTAGCTGCTTAGGTCTAGATAACGGATCCTGGATTAGGTATCCTGCTCAGGCAGTTAATTGGATGCTTACTACTGCAGGATTAACGGATATTAATACAGCTAGCTTTACCCAGGCAGAAGCAGATTGTAGCTTTACCCTAAGCCTATACTATCCTAGGACTATAGGGCAGGAGATACCCTCTCTTAGGGATATGGTTACGGATATTAATAAAAGTATTTTCGGTAGCTTATACCTAGATAACTCATTTAATTACACATATAAAGTACTTAATGCAGATAAGCCAGAGGATCTAGAGGCTATTAAAGATGAAGATATAATTAACTTTAGCGTAGCTACTAAGTCTAATATCATTAACTCTTTAATCTTAAAGTACGGTCCATACGTAGATCTAGAGGCTCAGTCCGAGGCTCTTAAGACTATTCTTTTAGATTCTACTTTCGTTAATGAAGCAGTAGAGACTAAGCAGCGCCTAGAAGTTACTAGCTACCTTTACTACCAGGATGAAGCTACGATCATAGCAGAGCGCTGGATCTTTTTTAGATCCCTAACTCAGTCAGTAGTAACTCTATCGGCTAAGCTTAACCTAGCTCTTAAGACTCTTAACGATGCTCTTTTCCTGGACCTGTCTAGGCTTTATAAGCGCTTCGGTAGCTCATCTAGGAGAAAGATAGGGATTATTAACTCTATCTCTAAAACTGGGGATACTACTAGCGTACAGATTAACGATCTAGGTAACGTCTTTACTAGAGTACCTGCGATAGCTCCAGATACAGCAGCAGACTATACAGCAGGCAGCGAGGATCTAGACAGATACGGATACGTCCTAGATAATGATACGGAGACTCCAGATATAACTAGCGAAGATGAGCTAGGTACTATTTTAATCGGATAAAAGACTATGGCATATACAGAGCTTCCTTTAGCGATCATTGCAGTAGGTAAAGCGATTAAGCGAGAAATTTTTACTACTATCCGCTCGGATCTAATAGATCATGAGACTAGGATTACGGCTCAGGAGCTAGGAGCTGCTCCTATTGAGATATGGAATAATACCGTACTTAATGCTTCTTCAGCTTCTACTATGACAGGACTAGACTACTACAGAGCTATTACTAATTTTACTATTAGTAGAGTAGAGATAGAGATCTTTCAGAAGGGAATAATTACTTCTGGAGTTCTATCTATCGATATCGAGAAAGGTAATACAATGGATGCTGGATCTATGACTTCAGTACTATCAGCGCAGCCTTCTATAGACTTTTCTACTGCTGCAGATTACGCTATAGCTACAGGTACTCTTAACGTAAGTAACCAGACGGTATCTGCTGGTCAATTTTTAAGACTAGACGTAACATCTCTACCTTCTATACCACTAGGTAAGTTTAGAGTATTAGTCTACGGAACTATTTAAGGAGATCCCATGGCAGCGCCTATTGTAGTCCCATTTAATTTTAACCCAGCATCTACTAGCATAAAGGCAGCGTCTTACACGATACCCACAGGAAAATACGCCAAAATTTATAACACGGGCGTTTGGTTGTCTGACTCTTTGGGGGCAAACCCAACAACCCAAACAAAAGCATCACCAAGCATTCAAATAGACGGAGAACCGATTCCAAGTTCATTGTATCTTCAAGTGACGGCAACATCATCGACAGTTGCGACTAGGACAATAACTTATCCAAATGTGGAAATAAACTCTGCGAATATATATGCTTTTGCATCATCTAACCAAGCTTCAAATCCTTTAAATGTGTCGATAACTAGATTTGCAGGCTCGACACTCACAGCAACAGGGGCGGGCTCATCGGGAAACGCTTCAGACTCTAACGCTAGTTTTACTTCTACAGTGATTTTTCAAATTGCAGCTGCGATTATCAGTGCGACAACTTATACTGGTCGCGTGTATATTGAAAATTCAGAAAAAAAAGATTTTTGGATTCCATCGGGTACGGTCATTACGATACCGCTCGGTGCAGGTAGGTATATTTTAGAAGAGTACAACCAGATATCTTAAGGGGCCTTATGTTTAGTATTTTTAATAATGATTCACTAATAAACTTCTGGGCTAATCAGATAGGGGATATCTTTATCGATGCTACTATCAGAGGGCTTAAGCTTACTCAGTCTTTAATAGATCTTAACTACTACCCAGGAATAGGTACTACTCCTAAATTTTACGAGTTCGATCAAGATAAGAAGCTAATTATTAAAAAAGAAGTTATCTCTTACGAAGATCAAGTATCTCTGGATCCAGAAGGTAACGAAGTAACTACCATAGTAGAAGTTAAAAGCTACGAAGTAGATAAGGTTATAGAGCCTATCGTTTATATGTCTAAAGGCATAATGATTAAACCATGCTAAGGGGTAGTATATGTTTCTTTTAATTTTCGCTTTTCTTGTTACTTCTGCTCATAATGGCACTAGAAATTATGAAGAGTGTAAGTCTGTAAAATTCTCTACTGGATCATGCTGGGAAGCTAAGCAGCTAGATAAAGCTGGTAAGTTTTTAAAAAAGATCTAGGCCAGTATGCTAATAGAAAAGCTTAAGCCTATTATTTATTTAATCGGTCTAGGGGCTTCGTTAGTTATCTATGCTCATGCTAATTTCTCGACAGTAGCGCAAGTAGAAAAGCTAGAAAAGAAAATAGAAAATCAAGCTACTGCTAGCGATATCGCTAGGCTTGAAGGTAAGATAGAGACTCTAACGCTTTACCTTTTACAGAGAAAATAGATGCTACAATTTAAAGACGATACTGCTAAAGAAGGCTTCGATAAGCTCCATCCTATTTTAAAAGATATAGTAAACCAGATTAATGCCTGGTCCGAAAATTATGATAAAAAGTCTATTACTATTACTGAGTCTCTTAGTACTCCTGAGCGAGATAAAAAACTAGAGCGAGTAAGCCCAGCTCATAGCCAAGCTAGGGCAGTAGATATCCGTACGCTAGATATGGCTAAGCCTAAGCTAATACTATTAATGCAGGTATTCTCTGATAAGTTTAAGCAGCTAGGGTATTTAACCCAAAAAGGCGAGCGCAGGCTTATGTATTACCATAATAACGGTAACGGTCCTCATATCCACTTAGCTATTGGATTAGATATCATAGAAAAATATAAACATCTCTACCCTAACTGGACTTATCCAGTCCATAAACCTATTAAGAAGGAGCCTAAAAATGCTTAAGCCTTATGATGTATCCGAGTTAGTCACTATCCTTAAATCTAAAGGTCTAGATATTGCAGAAGAAGCAGCTAGCCTAGTAGTAGAATCATCTCTTCAGTGGATTAAAGAGTCTGCTAAGCTTTCAGCTACTCCTTATGACGATATGGCGCTTATCGTACTCCCTCAGGTAGAGAGCTTTATCAAAAACGCAGTAGATAAAATCGACGGTCAAGTAGGATAATTTTATGTATGCCAAGTTAATAGAGATCCTGGTAACTAATTTACTGATACCAATCTTTAAAGACTTGGCATTTATGCTTTATAATATGTTTAAAGTTAGACAGATCCGTAAAGAAAGAGAAGAAGCTGCCAGGATCAAGGCAGAAGCTTACGCTAAAGCTAAGACAGAAGAAGAAATTAAAAATACTTTCGATAATTTACCATGATTAGACTATTTTTCTTATTACTACTAGCATCTTGTACTAATATCCCCACTACTCCAGACGGTCCCCAGTGCTCTCCAGTTTTTACCTATGTAAAAAGTACAGATGGTAAGGAGTATATCGAGGTAGAAAGCTCTTACTGCCTATGCAGGATGTACCACTTCGGACTAGACTACGTAGGTAAAGTACCTAATATCACTACCTGGAAAGAGCCTATCAAGTACTGCGATAAGCTTATAGGGTGGACTCCAGAAGAGTACACTAAGAAAGCTTCATTTTGGGAAGCAGTTAGAGCTGCGGTAGAGAAGGAGATTAATAACCATGAGTAGTATGATCGCTTTCATTGTAGACTTTTCAGTATCTATAGCTATTTTACCTATCGTTTTATATGTCATCATCAAAATTAGACCGTAAAGATCCAAAAAAACCAGGTCCGAAAGATCCTTTAGAGTCTCTAAAACAGAAATACCTAAGCGCACCTACCGAAAAGCTTAAAAAATTCTACGCAGATATGATTATAAAGAAGGGTGGAAAGATCCCCAGGCTATAGCGTCTAGAGGATCTACTTTAGGCTTATCTATTTTAGTAATAACCATTAAAGTTATCCAGTGATCTAAGTCTGCTGGGCGCTTCTCAGAGCTAACCTTAACATTAAGAGCATCGTTAATACCCATGCGCTTATAGACTATATCCTCTAGCATCTTAAGAGCGTTAGAGGAGTCTATACAGGTAGAGCTAACTGCTCCCTTAAGGGTAAAATACTCATGCTTAGGGACGTATAGGACCACTTCTAGAGTAAGTGCGTTTTTAGACTTATCGAAGCTCTTAGTAAAAATATCCATCTCGCTTCTGTACTTTATAAGGTACTTTTCTACTTCTCTCTCGAATCTATTAGCGCTAGTACTTTTAACAATCATTCTCTTATGTCTATTGATTGTAAACTTCGAGTTAACCGATAGCGGTTTTATAGGTATTTGCATAATTAGATTATTCATATCATCATAGTATGAAAGACTTAGTACTCTAGCAAGGAAGCAGAGTTATGTTTATTATCTTACCCTCTAGGAGTAGGCTATCTATCCCATGTCCATATCTGGGCGCTTGTTTAGACCTACCTAAAAATACCTTATCATTATTTTTTCTTAAGCCTACCCTGGGGGGATTAATTGATTAATCTACATGAGATAGTAGCTAAAGTTAAAAGTATCGCTAACCAGATAGGCAGAGTACCCACTAGAGAAGATCTTCTAGCTGGAGGCATAACAGATCATGCCATAAGAAGCTGCGGAGGATCTAAGAAGCTTATAGATCTATCTGGGGTTAAAGATCTGCCTCCTCCTGTACCCGAAAAGCAGGAGCCTAAAATACTTATCCTGGATATAGAGACTAGCCCCCTGGAGTTATACGGTTGGCAGTTATTCGGAGAGGTAAACTTCGGATTAAACCAGGTCAAAAAAGACTGGCTAGTATTATCGTGGGCGGCTAAGTGGCTAGGCTCTCCAGAGAGCCAGGTAATGTACGCAGATCTCAGAGATGGGGCTAAGGATGACTCAGGGATCCTGTCCCAGATATGGCAGCTTCTAGACGAAGCGGATATAGTTATCACGCAAAATGGGATACGGTTTGATATTAAAAAGCTTAATGCCCGATTTATACAGCTCGGATATCCTAAGCCTTCTAGCTTCAGACAGATAGATACTCTAAGAATAGCTAAGAAGCATTTCTCTTTTACGTCTAATAAGCTCGCCTATATGACAGATAAGCTATGTACCAAGTATAAGAAGCTAGATCATGCTGAATTTTCTGGCTTCGATTTATGGAAAGAGTGCTTAGCTGGTAATCTTCGGGCATGGGACTGTATGCGTACTTATAACTCGTACGATATTCTAAGCCTTGAAGAGTTATATCTAATACTAAGAAGCTGGGATAGCTCTCTTAACTTTAACGTCTACCATGATAGCCTTCAAAATAAGTGCGTATGCGGATCCGTAGACTTTAAGTCCCATGGGTACAGGTATTCCAATAGCGGAAAATTTATAAGATTGATCTGTAATAGCTGCGGAGCTGAGTACGTAGATAAGTTTAATCTACTGGATAAAGAAAAGAAGAAGGCACTAAAAGAGCTGAGCTAGACTTATCTAATATACTGCGTAACAATTATAAAGGAAGTGGGGTTATCCTTCACCCCTGCTTCTTTGGTGGTAAGATAGGCTATTGATGGATTAATACCTATCTTATTTTATCTATCTCGATTATCTCATAGCACTTAACTTTTTTACGTCTAATTAAAAGCGCCAAAATAAAGCCTAGGAAAAAAACAAAAAGCTTTCCAGTCTCTGCTATCATTTACAGACTCCATAGTATTTAGAAGCTATTGATCCAACTTTATACGGTACGCTTTCTTCTTTACCTTTAGGAGAGTTATCTCCGTGACCATATCCCATTAGATGCATAGACTCATGGAATACGGTATTAATCATATCTGGCATAGGTCTAGGATTACTTCTAAGGTTAAGGTACAGGGTAGTCTTATCGCTCTTGTAGGTAGTGGCTATAACCTTACTAAACGGACTCTTGGTCCTGTACGTACTTATAGAGAAGTATCCAAGGTTATCAAGACTCTTAGATATATCTAAAGACTTATCCAAGGTATGGGTAAACTTCGGGTAAAGCTTAACCTCATTAATAAAGTCTTTATTATTAGCTACGCAGTTAACCACTTTAGCGAGATCCGCTACCCATGGGATAGATGACTTATAGCTAAAAGATCCTTTAGCTTCTGCCTTAACAATAGATAAAGAGATAAGTAGTAAAATTCTAAAGATCATTGAAAGCCTTATGGCATGATATGTTAATAGATCCCTTCTTTAATCCTATCTTATGGCCATAATAAAAAGATACGACAACTAGCCAGATAATTATTAAAAAAATAGGTAAGGGCTTCATTAAAATACCCAGCGTATATGAGTAGAGTAAGGGAGGCTTATCACTCTCTCAGTACCCACTTCCTTACAAGCGTATTCGTCTATAAGAATAGAGTTAGAAGCTGCGCAAAATACTGGACCTTCTGTAGTAAAAGACTTTCCTAATGTAGGAGCATCAAATAAAGCACCTCTAGGGTATGCGTCTAAAAGCTCTCCTAGTGTAGCAGGCTCAGGCTCGATAGCTCTAAGGGTACTTTTAACAATAGTATGGGCTTCTTTCTTAAGACTATCTGGCATGGCCATAAGCCATATAAGCTCACGGTAGTTTTTCTTTTCTGGATCAATGGTTAGGAATAGATTAGATACGAGATCCTTAAAATTGCAGTCCTTGGACTTGAGAAGGTCTAGTACTTCGTGCTTTTTTTGATGTTTCATTTTGTACCCCCAGATTAAAATTTTCTTTATTTAAAAAGTCCTCTATATCCACTTCTTTAATAAGCCTCTTAAAGATCTCATAGCATACTAGCGTATCCGCTTTAGCATCATGATGAGTAAAGGCATTAAGTCCGAGATAACTAGAAAGACTTTTTAGATCATAATTACAGCTTAAGTTAAGGTATTTTGCAAGGCTATGGGTAGAAATTATAGACTTAGTAGGGCAGCGAGAATAGAGCATAAACTGGTAAGAGTAGTAAAATAGATTAGAAGTAAGTACAGCGTAATCATAAGTACTAAACTTACCAAAGATAGTTCTATTAGCATGAGCTACGAAGTGGCAGGTAGGTAAGGTAACTAGCCATTTATAAAGATCCTGCATGGCCTGACTATGGATAGGGAAGCTTTTACACTGATCGTATCCTATCCCATGTATCGCTACGCTATCTTCTGCCTGCTTATCCCAGATCATAGGTCTAGCTTTTAAGTCATACTCTTTAATTATCTTTAAGTTTTTATCGAGTAATAAAAAATACCCAGTTATTAGCTGGGCATTTAAAGAGACTCTATCAGTAGTTTCTAAGTCCACTACAAGATAATGCTCGATCTTAGGAAGGTATCCCGATAGATCGTGAGTTATCATGCAGAAGCCTGGTTATCACTTGAGATAAAGCTAAAAGACTCTAGAATAATTTGAGTACGCTCGATACCGTCTTTATCTTTATAGTAGTCCATAACTCCTTCAAGGTAGATAACCTTTCCGTCCTCCAGGTACTTACCTAGTACAGTAGCAGCGGCTCCATAGGAGACTACCTTATGCCAGGACTTCTTATCTTCCTTGCGAGTACCGTCCTCATTTTTCCCAGCGCTTCTCCAGGTCTTAAGAGTAAAGGCTACCATTTCTTTACCTGACTTAGTCTCGATCTTCTTAATCTGGTAGACTGGTCCGAGTAAGATAACTTTATTAACTGCTAACATTTAATACCTACTTCTTTTTGGTTTTTTTCTTTTTAGACTTTCCAGCTACAGAGAGAGCGATAGCTACAGACTGAGCCTGGCTCTTTCCGCTTTTAATCTCTTTCTTGATATTCTCTGAGATTACTTTTTTAGACTTACCTTTCTTTAATGGCATAATTACCCCTTATTTTTGGGAGCGTTAGATATTAACTCTCCAGCCTGTTTTTTTGTAATAGTATTAGGATCAAGTTTTTCTAGGTAGCTCATAGGGTACAGCTTCTTAATAGCGCCTATCTGCGCTGGGGTAGCTAACTCATTAGCAGGAAAAGTATTTTTAGCATTAGTAACAGTAATAGAATAAGGCTTCTCATAATCTCTGGACTCTTCCTCATCTAAGCTTTCTAACATAAAGGTCTTAAGGTAGCAGTACTTAAGCGCCATAGAGTAAGCCTTACCCATGGCTTTATCTGAGCTATCCATAGCGTATGAGTAGCACTTGGTAGTTATCTTTTCTGCTGGATCGTCGATATTAATAAAGGTAACGCTAGCCTGGATCTTGGCTAGGTATGATATCTTAGTAGTTACTTTTCCCTGGTACTCACTCTTAGACTCGATAGCCTCTAAAGAGAAGTCTGCCATATCTGGCATAGCTACTATACCAGCAGAAGTTAATGGACCATGTAATAGAGCGGTAACATCGTCGTGCGTGACAGCAGTATAAGATCTGCCATTACCCATTTCTACAGTAGATCCTTTATGGACGCTATCTACTGACTTCATTACTAAATTAATACGCTGGAATAAGTTTAGAGAGTTAGCTTTCATTTAATACCCCTTTTAGTTTTTAATAAATCTTTTTCTATCTGTTTAATCGCCCAGTCTAAAGGCTTCATACCGTTTATTAATTTTACTTTTCGTTTACACTTACAAGATGCTTCAGACGTTACACTACCATTATCGTCATAGTAAAGCTCTTTCTCATATCCGCAGATCGAGCATAATATTAACTCGCTAGAAGTATGCTTTAACACAGACTACCCCATTGGTTAGCCATAGCATCCGCTATGCCATGATAAGTCTTAGATCTAATTTTCCATCTATCTTTGGATGGTCCTAAATTATTTTGTCCAGAAGGAGTCTGATTAGAGTACCTATCTTTTAAAATTAAATCGGTAGCAGTTAATAGTGGAAGATTTTTTAACCATAAGCATGTTTTTTTACTAGCATCGTGACCAAACATAAATGGGTTAATTATCTGATCTGGCTTTCTAATCCTGCTAGATATTACAGATATAGGATTCTCTAGAGCTATTCTTTTAATCGGAGCATCTAGTAAAATTTTAACAAAGTCTAAAGCATCCTCTGTCAACTTAGGATCCCTTAAACCTCTTTTAGTCCAGTGCATACCAGATACAGACAGATAGGTACACGGAGGATGAGCTATCATAAGATCATACCCCCCCCCGATAATATCTAAAACATTACCTTGATAATGAGGACCTGGACTATCAGTAGGTAAAAGATCACAACTTATAGCATCGTGACCTAATTTAATAAATGCATCTCTAACTATCCCCGAATACTCGCAGGCTACTAATACTTTCATTTAATAACTCCTTTAAAGGTTATAACAACTAATAGAAGTGGGATAAAATGGCTCACATAATTTTTTAGCGGTAGGTGCGTCTACTTGTTTATTAGCGATCTCTTCAGCTTGGCAGGATAGTATAGCTTCATCTCTAGTGAAGCATCTCTTATCGTTTTTAGATCCGCATGATATAAATAATAGCAAAAAAAGAAGTGTAAAATATTTAGTCATTTAATACCGCCATAGTTTTATATATTTTTCATTGTACCATTTTTTTAATTGTAGAAAATTAATTTTAAGCTTATCTATAATAATTACCTATTTAGGCAGCAGTTTTTTAAAGATCACTTATAAGGGGGTATTATATGGCCAAGCGTTTTACTGATACTGAGAAGTTTACAGATCCCTGGTATCGAAGATTATCTAGTAAGCATAAGCTTCTATGGGAATATTTACTCTGTACTTGTAACCATGCTGGTATAGTAACGATAGATTTAGAGCTGGTAGAGTTAGTACTAAAAGAGAAGTTTAAAGATGACGATATATCTACTTTTTTTAGTGATAGAGTACTCCGTTTAAGCGAGTTCAAATACTTCATTCCAAAATTTTTAGACTTTCAGTACGGAAAATTAAACCCTGCGTCTAAAGTTCACGGCTCCGTTATGGATGCACTGAGTAAAGAAAGTATTACTTATAACTCATTAGAAGTAGGTAGATTATATACTCTATCCATAGAGTATAGCAATACTAGCGATAGTATTAAGGAGAAGGATAAAGATAAAGCTAAGGTTAAGGTTAAGGATAAGGCTAAGGAAAAGGAGAAGGCTTCTTACCAAAATTCTACGCTCAGTGTTAATGTTTCACCGCTAGAAGTGCTTAACTTTACCGATCCTGAAATTAATACCTGGCTTCGTAAAGGATCTTTACCTATCCAGGAAAAGCTCCTAAAAAAATACGACGAAGAATACTTGGCGAATACGATTGAGAAAGCTTTCTACTGGCAAAATGAGAATAAAAAGCGCCATGCAGGATCATTCCTATCTAGCTGGATAGAGCGAGATAATAACAAGCGCTTGAAGGGTAATCTGAGCGAAGCAGATTTTAATCTAAAAGCTTTTTTCGAAGAAGCAGCAGCGAAAGTAGTACCGTACGATTATGGGTTTACTAAATAAAAATGATTTTAATAACGCAAGGGGTTTAACGTGACGCTGTATTTTACTAATGACGACCAGCAGCAGTACGAGGATAAGCTAAAACAGGTCCATGCCCACTCCAGATTAGGCTTCCTAAACGCTCATAATGGGCTTAGGCGAGCTTCTTTACACCTGGTCCTTGGTACCACAGGGGGAGGCAAGTCAACGCTCGTCAGGACGCTTTTAAGAGATATTATTTTTAACCCCCAAAATGAGCTATCGGTAGGTATCTGGTTAAGCGAGGAAACGGTAGACGATTATAAGCGCCAAGTAGCTTACGGTATGCCTAGCCATGATAAGCTATTAACTACTAATGCTTACTCTGAGCTAGAGTCTAAGACCGTGAGCGAGCTTACCTTCTTCGAGTGGTTAGACTTCTTTAGACCAGATGTACTTATCTTCGATAACATTACTACCAGCGCTCTCTACAATGATAAGACAGCTAAGGAGCAGGGATCTTTCTCTAAGAAGCTTAAGGAAGCTACTACCAGACTTAACATAGCTACTATTATTATCGCCCATACAGACGCTAAAGCTACGGACTCTATGGGAAGGCTAATTAATCTTAACGATATAAGAGGATCTAAAAATTTAGCTAACCTGGTAGAGTTCGCTTATATACTCCAGCGCTTTGAGGTTAACGATGGATTCTATCCTACTATTAGAGTAGTTAAGCATAGATCTCAGGAGCTAGTACATGGGCTATATTTTTTACAGTATGATAAAAGAATACGCTCA